ACGCTCCAGTTGTAGAAACCCCTGTAAGTGTGTAGCCGTTCATTTCTCCTTTTGCTCCTCCAGTTGTTTGTGCAACCGTGAAGTCGATACCATCATCAATTCCTATTGCGTGGTATATACCATTTCGGTCTTTAACGACTGCCTGGCATTGATTGTAAGCCAATAAGTTCATTTGATTTGAACTTGCCGCATTAATGCCTTTTAAAACAATTGTAGTGGTTTGAGTGTTCAAAGAAGTTCCTGCATTTCTATCTGGAACTAAACTTTCCGCTACATTGTTACCATCTCCCTCGATTTCGTATTCGTAAACAACTGTAAGCAAAGGATTAATTGCTGTTGCTACACCTGCTGTAACCGTGAAAGGATTTTCCACGTAATTAAAAAGGTAAAGTTTACCTAAACCGCCAAGGTTATTTTTGCAAGCCCTTGATCTACCTGCTGTAATATCACAAGCCATATTTTTATATTTTAAATTAAGGGCGGAAACTAATCCGCCCTAATTACTTTTTTTATCCTACGTATAAAACGTTAAATTTCTGATTCACTACGTGTGCGAATACGGTAAAGATTACATCATAGAAGTAGTCTTTTCTCGGTGCTGGATATTTAGCAATCTCGATATTTGCATAGTCATCCATAACGTCGGTACACCACATAAAGTTCATCGGTAAACCTGCAAGCAATACGTTAGAAGCCAAAGGAACAAACACGATTTCTACATCTAAGTAGAAGTATTTTCCAGTTGCTAAATCAACTGTAAATGTGTCTCTATAAGTTTGTGCTAAATTGAAATTGTTAATCAATTTCTTAACGTTTCTCGGAGCATAGATATAAGGCTTTTCTGCACCTGCTAAAACAGCATCAGGAATAGCATTGTACACTTTCCCCATTTCGTCCGCGATGTTGGTCGCACTCAAAGTAGTTCCCAAAACTTTAACACGTTTCCCAACTGCACCTTTGTTGTAGATAATTCTCGCTGTAAGTGAGTCGAACAAAGTTGTAGGCATTGCAGCTACCAAAGTTTTTTCAGCTGCACCAACTGCTGTTTGTCCTGTTCCTGATGTTAAAGCGGCTACTGCTGTTTGAGTTGCTGCTGTTGCACCATTCCAGAATTTAGCCTCTGCATCCAAAGAAATTAATGGAGCTACACCATTAAGAACAAGCTTGTTAAATTCATCCGAAACATCATTGATTGCCCCCGGAGCCATATCACGATTGAAACGTGTACTTCTTAAATCGTCTGGCGTAAATTTGTCGATATACTCAACTTTCACTGGAGTTACCAAAGTGTCTTCCAATCCGATTGCACCTGCCTCTGAACCTGTAGGGTTTACCGTCCAAGCCTGCATTGTTACAGAGTTTAAATTTTCTGTAATAATTCTACCTGCCTTAATACCAGTTTCAAAAGCAACCAACCCTTTTTCAACGGTGTCGTTTTTGAATAAAATTTCGGATATAATATCCGCTTTAAAATCTGTAGGGATTTGCGCCCCTGTGTAAGTTACTGCCATAGTGTTTTTTAATTAAATTTGTTTTTGTGTTGTCTAAATTTTTCGTATGCGCTTAATTCTACTGTTGTTGTAGAAGTGTTTTTCAAAGGTTTTTCGCTTGGTTGTTTTCCAAGTTCAGTAACTTGATTTTCTAATTCTGCGATTCTTTGCTCTTGTGCTGTGTATTTAATCAAAATGCTTTTAATTGCGCTTTCGATTTCGGAAGCTATTTTAGCATCATTTGAAACTTTACCGTCAGCTCCGGCTTCAACAACTGGTGCTGGAGTTTCTTCTTCTTCAACCTCCTCAACCGCTGGTTTGATTTCTTTTGCGATACCCTCAATCTCTACGATTAAGATAGTACCGTCTTCAAGCGGGTGCTCTCCAACTGGTACGGGAACTTTCGTGCCATCTTCAGCCATTACCCATACGGATAATCCCTCACTTAATACTTCGCCATCCCATTCGATTTTAAGCGAACCATCGGCAAGCATCATACTTCCTAATTGGATTTTTTTTGATGGTGTCAAAGCCAACAAAATTTTTTCCAATAACGTGTTTGTATTACTCATTTCTATATTTGTTTTTAAATTTACTTCTTCTAACGATAGCATCGCATCGATTGAAAATCCTTGCACTTTGCCAGTCTTTACATAATCATTCCAAATTTCGTCACTATCAACTTTCATAACCGCCAGCCAACTTCCCTTGGGATATTCAAATCCAAAGTTAGTTGACTTGTCGATTTTAGGATTTTCAACTATCCAAGATTCTGTGAACGTTACACCTTGGATATTCTGTTTCACATCGTGCTCGATCGTGCTATTCCCGTGGTTATTATTTTTAAAGAAACCATAAGACAAATCTTTGATTGTTTGTTCGTTAAAAACGATATTAAACTCCTCCCCGTTTTGGTTTCTATAAATTGGTTTGTTTGGTTCTAAAACCAACCCCATTAAAATCCTTTGTTCTTTGTCTATTTCTTTTAACTGCAAAGGCTCGTCTTTTGATAGCGCAATAAATAACCCCTCCATTGCTGGATTTTCAACTAAAGAAATGCCATACACTCCTTTGTTTTTTAATGGGTCGTATTTCGCTTCGTAGGTTTTCATTAAATTGCGTTAATTGTTGAACTTATTACATTTGAAGCTTTACCAACTACGTTTTGATAATCTTTCGCTTCATCTGCTCTTGCCCCGAAAAGTTTTTCTAAATCTGGAGCGCCTAAATCTTTCGCTTTATTTTTAGCATCAATAGCTTTTGAAAAAGCTAATCCGTAATCAGCTTGTAAATTATTTAATGCTTCTGATACTTTTAATCCTTGTGATTGTAATGAACGTCTTTTAGCATTAGCGTCATCTAATAGTTTTTCAATATCTTGTAATACTGCAAACTCAAACTTTTGATTACTTTCAAACGCTAATTTTATTTCTTCTACTTTCATTTGTATGGTGTTTTTATTAATAATAAAAAAAAGTTCTTTTTGTTTTGATTTTGCACAAAGTTTTTTTATAAACTCGCGCTTTTAATAATATTCCTGTCCATTTCTTGCCCTGTACTCATATCCCTTGCCACTACAAAAGCCTTGACTGGTGCTTGTTGCCCTATACTTTCAGCTAATTGATTTCTGCCTGTACCTTGCACAAGATTGAAAGATGGGGATTGTGGTGCTGCGCCTCCGCCTGAACCCATACCTCCAGACGTTCCTCCGTCTTCTCTTGACGAAGCTATTTTGGCTATATTAATCGCTCCCATAATTCCAACCGCGGCTGCATTCGCAAATCTTAAAGTCTGCGATGGTGTTGGGTCTGTTGTTTCGGCAAGTGCTTTTGTAACCCCTTGATAAGTGTTCATTGTTGCTTGTGCAATTGCCACGCCTTTTGCAACTTTACTGCCTTTTTTTGCTAATCCTGCTCCAATTGAAAAAACATTATTTGCAAATTCATTTTGTTGTTGCGCTAAAAGTTCTGCATTCTTTAATTTATCAGATGTTGCTTTATCGTCAATTTCTTTTTGTTTGGCTGTTCTAGCTACTGCTTTATCACTTTCAGTTACAAAATATTCATCATTTAATTTTGCTAAATTTCTTTTATGCTCTTTTTCTAATTCAATAGTAGAAATATTAGCATCAATCATTTTTTGTTTTAAAGATTCATATCTTGCGTTTTCCTCTTCTACTTGTAATTCGTTTTCAGTTTTTAAAATATCTTGATTTGCTTTTTTTATATCAGCTTCAATTTTTTGTAAGTTTTCTAATTGCTCTCTCGCATTTTCGCCTCTTGCTGTTGCTAAATCGTTTCTTTGTTTTTCTTCTTCTTCAGCCTTTTGTTTTGCATCGTCAATTTCTTTTTGTCTTGCCGTCTTTCCATCCTCAATAGCTTTCTTATTAGATTCAGTTTTTTCGTTTACTATTTCAACTTCATTTTGTCTACGGATTGCTTTGTACTCTTCAGAACTTTTTTTAATATTTTCGTTTTGTTTTTTTAATTCTTCATACGATTTTTGTGTAAGTTCTTTTTGTTTTTCAATAACTTCATCACTTGCTCCGCTGGCTTCTAACATTGCCAAAGTGTCACGTTCACGCAAAAAAGTACCTCTCGCTAATTCTGCATTTTTAACATTTAAAGCAATTGTTTCCTGTGCGTGTTTTATATTTAATTTTCGCAACTCTTCAGAACTTTTGCCACTTGCTTTTGCTAATTCATATTGCTGGTCGTTATTTTTTTTTAATGCAATCTCGTTTTTTTCTGTGACTTCGGTTTGTTTTTTCAAAGCATCGCTGTTTTTCTTTGTAGCGTTCATTGCTTTTTCGTTGGCATTACTTGATTTTACAAACCAAGAAACCAATCCTGCTATACCTGCAATTGCCAAAGATATAACAGCTACCAAGGCTCCAATAGGATTGGCTGCCATTGCTAAATTCCAAAGCTTTTGAACCGTCGTTGCTATTTTAGTAACAACGGTATTTGCCATTATGGTAGTTTTTAAAACTTTCCATTGATCGCCAAGGTTTGAAAGGTTGCTAATCGCATCACTAAAAGACATCGCTGCCTGAACTTGTAATAATGCTTTTTGTGTCTCTTCGCTTTCGTCGCCTAATAATGCAACTCCTGCCGTCACTCCTTGCAATCCTGTCCCTGCTAATTGCGTTGCCGCTCCAAGTGCCTTGAATTTTTGGTCTGGGTTGAATTGTTTTACAAGGTCGTTAGCCAAGTCCATTTGGTCTTTTAATTCAGCTACTTTTCGAGCTGCTTGCACGGCTTGGATTGAAGTTTCTCCAAACCTTTGAGACATTAATCTAACCTGCTCATTTGCTTCGCGCATTTGAGTTTTAAAAGATTTCGTCTTTAATTCAGTTTGCTCTATTGAATTTTCGAGTTGTTGAATAGACTGATTAACTTTGTCCATTCCACTCTCCTTAACTACTATATTTACTTCTTTTGTAATTGCCATTTTGCTCTTCCTTTTGCTATATCCGTGAATTTCCCTGCCCCTATAAAGTGGTGACTTTGTAATAATTTTATAATTTCTGCGATTATCATTTTCCTTTGTGTGTTCTAATTACTACCATAACAATATTGTAAATACTAACATCTCCGTTTGCAGGTATTACTTCAATTGTTCCGCCGTTTGCTAAAAAAGTGCTACCTGTAAAATAAGACAAATCAATATCAAATCTTTGCTCAACTCCAGAGCCTTTTGAAAAGACAATTGTTTCGTCTGAAATTTTATTAAGCGTTCCACCGATATTAATTGCAATATCACAAATACCATTTGCGACGTTCATCTTGGCTTTAAACCTTAAGGACAAAGTAAAAGCATCGCCATTATTTACGGCTAAAATTTTGTCTGTTGTTGCATCCCAAAAAGTAGATACACTCGCTGGAAGTTGTGTTTGGATTTTAGTAACCGTACCCGTTTGGATTTTACCCGTCACCCCAGATAAAACTACCAAAGGCGAACCCACCGTATAGGTCGTGTCTGTGATTTGTTCCCATCCCGTGAAATTATAAACTTCATCGAAATTGTCGTTTATCATATCACCACCTGCTCGGAGCGTTGTTCCTGTTCCGTCGTTTGAGGTTGTTCCTAAAAAAATTGTTTGTTTAGCCATTATCGAAAGTTATTAAAAGATTATCAAAAGTTATTTCATCGTTATCAAATTCCACTACTCCACCGTTTTGAGTTATGAATATTTCAATTGTTTGTAAAGATTCTAAGTTAGTAACCGTCACGTTATTGAAACGTGGAAGCCCAGTATTATTTTGTAAAAAAGTTACAAAGACATTCGTACCCTCAATAGTTGCAAAAAGCCAAGTATCGTCATCGACTGCCACTGTGCTATTACCGATATTTGGAATAGAAACGGATTGTGTTTGTTCTAAATAGTCCGCTATTAATTCATTTACATTTGAAGTAAATCCATTAATAACTGCATCAAAAGCGTTGATTAAATTTAACGTTACCGCCCTCGTCAAAAGGTTAATATTGAAATTGTCAATTCGGTAATAATTATTCTTAATTTCTAAAATATCGTTCAGTTTCAATTGCAATAAAATCCGTAAAGGAAGTATCGCACTATATTTAAACAATCGTCTTTTAATATTGAAAATCGACGTGATATAATTTTTATAATAATTTCTGTAAAGTGTATTTTCACTTTGCGTGTTATCCCATTCGTTATATTCAATACCAAATGTTAGATTGTATTGTGGTGTCGCCCAATCAATAGAATGCGACGGCGTGTTGATAGTCGTGTTCAAAATTTCTTTAACGCCTAAATCATTTATGTAACCAATTGGGAAGCCTGAATGAAAGCTGTTCACATTATAAAAAATGTGAGGGCTTGGATTCACTGGCTCGAACTTGTCGTCGATTATCGCACCATACATTATATTAGTCATATTATCCGGATATGGCTCTGTGCTCGATTCATCTTTCAATCTTTCGTAAACAAACTGCTCAAATGGTAATTCAAACGTCAAGGCTTCGCCCTCCAAAGGTTTGCCAGATTTTGTGCCATCGTCGGTCATTAAGATTTCAGCATCACCGTATCCAATCCCGTTGGATTTTTTAAATTGATTATTTAAAATCGTGACAGGCTCTTTGTGCGTGAATTTAATTTCGTTTAAAAGATTGCCACGTGAAACTTCTAAGGTATCGGTTTTCACATACCTTGTAACATTCCATACTTTGCCAGTCGCATAATAATTGTCAATCGTATCAATATAAAGATTTTCGTTATCGTCAGAAATTACCACAAGTTTAAACATCGAAAACAAACCTTTTAAAAAATCAATTATCTTAATTTTTGGTAGGTTGTTTTTAATGATGAAATTCGCTCCGATTGTTTGCTCTGGGAAATCCGCAAACATATTATAACTTTCGTAATTAAATCCTATTGTCAAACGGCTTGAAAATTTAAACTCTTCATTTGATGAAACGTACCAACTGTGCTTTGTTGGATTGTTCCTTTCAATTGCCCATTTTGTTTCTGTAGTTCCTTTTAGTTTTGACTGAACATTTGCAATGTCTCCATCTCTTCTTCTGTCTATGTTGTAAACCACATCTTCATAACCTGCACTTGGGGTGATTCTCACAACTCCATAAATCCTTTTACCACCTGCAGTAAATGTGTCGTTAATCAAATCTAGCGTGCCACCTCTTTCGTCTATGTTTCCAGTGTTTGTAAAATCAATCCGTATTTCATTGTTTGCCTTGCCGGATATTAAACTTGTATTATTTACCCAAAGGAATAAATTTTGAAATTCAATCCTATCAAAAAAATCACGACTAAAATTAATTTCGTATTTCGTCTCTATCGCTTCAATTATTTTGATTAATCGAATAGACGGATTCAAATAAGTCCAATCTACACCCTCGCCCGTTGCGTGTGCTATGTTGATGGAAGTTGGAATAACGGTCGAACTTGTTGGGTTGTAGTATAATTGCTTTTTAACGAAAAGATTATAAATAACATCACCGTTATTTTGAAGTAAACTTTTAACCGTGTCGCTGTTATAATCGTGATCCAGTAATGGAAAATCTAAAATAGAAAGTTCATCATTTTTAAGTTTGTCTTTTAAAGATACCAGATTGCCTACAAAATTAATGGAATAAGAATAAGGTTTACCTTGTTTCAAAATAACCTTTTCAAGTGACCATTTACCAAAACGAAAAGGCATACCGTCAAATTCAATCCTTCCGTTCACCTTTACCCGGGCATCAAAAGCATTGTCTATGTTTGCATCGTAATAATGCTTGAAAATCTTGTTATTATTGTTTGAAGCTGGAACCGTGAAAGACTTCGCATAATCGGTTGTATTTTTTGTAATATCATTCACGTTAGCAATAGAACTATTTAGCTCTATGCTTTCGTCTTGGAACAAATCCAACAAATCATTTTCGATGTATATCTTAAGCATTGTTCACTTCATTAAATGCGTACTCAAACTCAATTTCGTAATTTATCAAACGGTCTTTTTGCCTTGACTTATATTCCAAACTTTTGCTACCCAATTTCAAAGGCGTATAAGTTCCATTCTTGTAACTCCAAACCCTCTCGGATAGCATCAACTGTTTAAATGTTTCGTTCATTGCTTCGCTTACAAATCCGCTATTCATTTTAAACTTTGATTTTCCTTGAACGTTGTAAGTTACAAATTGATGGTTTCCGAATAATGGTTGCCCTCGGTCGCTTTCAAACTCTTCGCTTGTAATTGATAGACTTTCTGTTTTGGCTTTGAAAAATGTAAGGAATTGCAGCGCGCCCTCTTTATTTTGGAACGCAATATCTAAGGGCGTATATCTACATTCGTCTTGGATTAATAGTGTAATGGTTTCACTGTTGAAACTAATTTCTATATATTCATCGCTCACGGCTTCGCTAACATCTACAAAGATGTTCTTTACCATTTCGCCACTTTTGATGGAAGTAGGCTCTTCGATTGAATAGTCTATTTCGTTATTTGGATAGGATTTTACTGTTATCATGGGGTGCAAGGTATTACTCCATAGCTGGAAATTATTTCTTTATAAGCAATTGGCACACATTCTGGCGCATAAATATCTTGAACGACAACTTGATTAAATTCATTAATATAAGTTATTTGCGCTGGGGCATAATTTTCATCGGCTGTAAAATATTCAGTAGTCAAAGTACCAGCCTCGGTAACATTCAAAGTTACAGTTCCCGTGCTTGTATTAGAAGCACTATCTGTAATGGTGTATGTAAATGTTTGTCCGCTTGCCTCCACTCCATTCGGCGTAAACGTTAGTTTACTTCCCGAGCCTATTATGGCGATACTTCCCGTTGTGATTCCTGTGGTATTGATTGCTGTTATAGTTGTAGGCGTTACCCCCAAGGCATCGTTTGACAATACCATTAAATCAATAACATCAGCATTATTCAAATTATACGTTTCATTTACTGCTGTTGGTAAAGCTGGCACCGCACTAATATTCAAAGTTACAGTTGCAGTATCTTGATTCAAAAGGCTATCTTGTATGGTATAAGTGAAAGTCTGCGGTGTTGTAAATGCCGTGCCTTTTGTAAACTTTACCGTACTACCAACAATTGACAAAGTGCCAACACTCGCTGGCATTGTAGTTGTGATTCCAATTATTGAAGTTGGAGCAAATCCTAAATTATCATTTGTTAAAACGTTTATGATTGTGTCTTGAAAGAAAATACCAACGGTTTCATTAACTGCGTTTATTGTCGAAGTTGGCTCTAAGACTTTAATTGGCAAATTGAAAACTCCATCGCGGTTTACCTTAAATTCCAAGCCTTGCATTAAGATTCTATTCACGGGTATGTCCGGGTTTTGTCCCTCCATACCATAACCATAACCACGAACTACCAAGTTAATAGTTTGTAACTCTTCAATCGTGGAACTATCATAAGTAACCGAGGTTTTGCACCACCGCTGGTTGCTCTCATTCGGTGCAAAGTCTATAAAGTCGTTTATTAAACGCGCAATGTTAATCTTATCGCTACCTGTGGAGCTTGTCGGATTGGTCTTTGTCATCGAATAACTTGCAACGGCTGGAACTGCAGATTTCAATCCATCCCAAACGTAAATCTTTAATGTATATTTCGAACAAGTCACCCCCGTCAAAGGACTGACAAATGGAATAGTGACGTAATATGGTGAAAGTGTTTTTATCATTTTAATCTTACTTTTAATTGTTCCTCAACTTCCAAGGCATAAGCTGCATATATATCGTCTGGCACTCGTTTAAAAGCCTGTTCAAATGGCTTTGTAAAAAAGTTTGTCGTTTCTAATCCTTTGTTCCAAATCGAACGTATAATTAAAAAAGCCGTTGCCTTATATGATAGGAACTGTTTTGTTTTTCTATCTTGAAACTGTATTCTTTTACGTGCAACCCAACCGTTAATTCCTTTTGTTAGGCCACCCGACTTTCCCGATCCTGTTCCAAACTTGAAAGGACTGTTCGGTGCTTTTGCACTACTTGAAACTCCTTTTACTCCTTTATCTACAAACTGCCAATAATCATTCGCCGTGCCAAAATCGAAACTTAAAGTCGTGCTATCTTTTTCTTTTGTAACTTCAAACTTTACACCGTTGTATAAATTAGAAGTATCTTTTTTCTTTTTCTTTGAAAGATTAGATTTCGATTGTTGTACTACGTACTTCCCGAACTTTTCTAATTCATTGACTACTGACATAAGTTAATAGTTGTATTTGGCACTTCTACTGAAAAGGTTAATCTTGCACCGTCCAACAATTTTGGCGCTTCAAAACTTCCCAATTCAAACGCTGGGTTTTCACTTGCCGTGATATTGTTTTCTTCAAAATCAATGTACATTTTATTCCAAAGTCTATTTAAAACCGCAATCGCTAAATTGTGATTGTCCACTTCATTATCATTTCCCCAAAAGTCATCCGTTTGTATTTCTTTGCTAATGTTTCTAATATCGAAACAACTCAACTCTACATTGAAATTAACAGTACTGCCATTTGTAAACCCTCCAGATTCTATGATTACATTAACCAAAGGGAATATTGTTTCCTTTGCTAAATCTTGCTTCTTAGTTACTTTATTAACTTGGCTATCCGCCTCGGCTAATTGCTTTATGTATCTGTAAAGTTCTGTTAGTTGGTTCATAATTCAATAGTATTGCTATTCTTGTTCATAATCTTATGTTTCAATTTCTGTGCATCAATTTTGTGTGCCAGGAATAAATGAAATTCGTGGATGTTTGTTTTCAAAACTTTATCCAACTTCCAAATTTTGCCCTTGCACATTTCAAAAATCGTTGCATCCCACCCCCATTTTTCGAAATAGTCGCTGGCGTTTTTTCCCTCGCTTGTTCCTCCGTTGTATATTTCTGGGTATATGCGATTAATTCGTTCGCTAAATTCGAAAAAAAAACAAGCGCACCGTTTACAATTGATAAAGGCATATACTTCATTACCTCCGCTCTTTTCTCCGTTCCGTTGTATTCTACAATCTTGTAATTGTTTGCCACTTTGCTTTTAATCGGTCTGAAAAGTACCGCCATAAGTTTGTGCATTTCTGCTACATCTTGACTGTACAAAGTTAAATCACGATATTCTCCAGCTGTAATTTTGTCAAAGTTTGGAATAAAACCGAACTCAACATCTTTGATTTTAAATGTAGGTTGAAATTCCGTGGTTTGCTCTAATGCTTTATCAATCAAAATTAATATTTCACTATAATCTTTTTGACTTAACAAAGGGATTCTTTTACGATCCAACCCGGTAAAGATTTCAATCTTTCTAGCGTTGAATTGTTCGTCCGTCAAATCAGTTCGTTTCAAAAGTAAATCATACTTTTGGAACTGGTGCAAGGCTATATCGTTTATTGATTCTGGAATAGTAATCTTCATAATAAATAATTTTTTTCTTTTACTATTTCAAAATCATAATGCGTGGTTTCATCTATGCCACAAGTCAAATAATATATTATGCTATTTTTTCGAATAATAAGACCCGTTACTATTCTTGGCTTTTGATCTACGTCTGTAATTAAAAACACAATGTCTTCAATATTGAATTTCGTCTTCATATTTATATAATGAAAAAAAGGTTATTTTGTTTTATCGAATATCGAAATTATATCCACCGCTTAAATTGTAGGTCACATTATAACGGATTGCATCGAGCGCGTGATTCCACATATCGCAGTATAACTTAGAGCCTTTATCCGTGTACACATAATTGTTTAATTCTTTGCCTATATTTTCTCCGTCAATTATCAATTGATAATCTTTCATCAACTCCACGCCTACATTGATACTTCCTGCGCCTTTCGTGGTTCCAATTATCCTATTGCCTAACTTTGCCAACTCATCAATCAAACGAGGCTCTGCGCTATCCGCTACGATTAACTTTCCTTTTGTGATAGTGTTGTTTATTTGTGCTATTTCCGACGTTGTTAATTTCGGTTTGTAAAGATGTTCCTTGCAGTAAATGATTTTTTTCTTTTTGTCGATTGCAACCTCTACTAATGTTGTAGGGTCAATACTAAATCCATAGTCTTGCCCAAAACTTGTCTGTAAATTATCAGGATTGAAAGTACCGTATTGCCAATTTGTAAATACAACTCCCTCGGCTTTGTCGAGCCAACCACCAAGTATAACGTGCTCGTATTTTTTAGGATTGTTTTTCTTAACTTGCTCTACTTCATCAATAAAAGACTGGTCTAAATTGTCGTAATTGTCTAAATAAGTTGTATGTATGTAGGTTACATTTCCTTTTGTACCATTAAACCCCTCGGTAACTCCTGCCTGTTCAAAGAATTTTTTGTAAATCCAATGCTCTTTTGTGGATGGGTTTAAAATTAAAAGGATTCTATTCTGTTTGCCTTTTTGTCTAATTGAAAAATTAATTTTATCAAATATTGATTCGTCTATAAGTTCCTCGGCTTCATCCAATATCCAAGTGGTTACACCTTGCAAAGATTTTAAATTCGCTGTTTGGTCTCCGCTGGAGGTTTTGATTCCTTTAAAAATTATTTCGCTTCCAGATTGTGTATTTACGATTTCGGACTTCTTAACTTCAAAAGCGTGATTCAATTCTAATAAATCTATTTTCTCTTGAAATTCTGGAATGATAGACAAATGCGCACTTGTCATCGTTTGCCTTGTAAAAAGGATTTTATGCCCCGCTTCAAACGATAAGAGGCTGGCAAATCTGCCAACCTCAAAGGACTTACCAGAGCCTCTACCACCTGTTAAAACGAAGTAGCGTGTTTTGTTTCCTAATCTATTCCAATGCTTCGGATGTTTCTGTATCATATAATTTTGTTATATCAAAGCTTGAAACTGAAACGTTATTGTCAATAGTTTGTTTTGGCATACCAAAGCGATAACTTAACCATAGTTTGATAGCGTTTACATCATTTTCTAATACTTTTTGATACAAAGCTCTCCAAACATTTTCAGGAACTGTTATTGCATCCATTGTTTCAATTAAAGATAATACTTCATCTTTTTTTAAACGTCCTGAATTGGGTCTTGCTCCACCGTGTTTTTTTACTTCCATTTTGAAAAATTTTGAAATCCAAGTTTTACCTGCATATCGTTGCTCCAATTTTATAATCAACCATACTACCTACACCAATGATCTGTCCGTTACATTCGTAAGTATAAGCGTAGTTCTTAATCTTATCACTTAACATTCTTTTGGTTTTAATCTTGCCACATCCGCAATCAACAGTAACTGTCTCGGGTGTGCAACTCATCAAGGTTGCAATTGCTAAAATGCTAGATAGTTTTTTCATAAGTTCCATAAATTATATCAAGTTTATCAATCATATTAATCAGTGGCTTCGGGCTACAACTTGCACACGGGAACCACACGGGGCGATTGAATACCGAAGCGTAAAGTTCACAAACAAAATTAACCTGTTCTTTTGATAAAGTTACTGTTTTAATCTTTGTAAATTGTTCCCACTGGTTGTATTCATGTTCCGTGAAACATCTGGCCTTAGTTCGATAAGGGAATAGGTTATTAAGATATTCTTTGCGTTTATCACAACCGCAATCTTTGCCATCTACAAATATATCCAAGCCTGTAGCTTTTATTACTTTTTCGATTGTATCGCCAAGTCCTTTTGATTTTCTTTTTGCCATTTTAATTTTTCCTTTTTAATTGTGTGGTGTACAAAATTATAATTAGTATTTAAAACCTTGCCAATCTCTCGCACTGACATCGTTTCATTCATTTCTATATACTCCTTTGCCACCCAATACACATTATCAACTATTTTCTTTTCTTGATCATCCAACTCAAACGGTGCATCGCTTGTGAAATTGTCGTTTAAATCGGTTGACTTATTATTCTTTAATTCCTGTAAAAATAAGTTTTTAATAGTGATAATTACATAAAAATCATTTATTTCTTTATTGCAATTGTTCAAAGCTAAATACATATCGTTAACCAAGTCGTCTGCTAACATTTTATTGTTACAGATTTTTAAGGCGATTTTCCGCCAGTATGTATCTTTCTTTGCTAACTGTTCAAGCATTTATTTTTTAAAAAAACCTCCCCAACAGGGTCTCAGTATATTGAGGAGGTAAAATTAATTAATTATGAAACAGTTACAAATTTAATGATTTTTATTTCACTTTAACAAATCGTCAAGCCAATTTGCAGTGTTTTTTGTTCCAAGCGTTTTAAACTCATTTACGGCATCTAAATAACAATTATCTATCCAAGTATGTAATTTAGCTTTTAATTGCGTACCGTCCTTAAAAACGTGCTCAGATGTGTTTTTATGTGTTTTTTTGTAGTTGTTGACTTTGTCTTGTAGTTTCATAATGTTTTTTTTTCATTTAGTGGTTTAATCAATTAAACTAGTTTAGTGGTTTAGTAGTTTAGTCCCCTTTATAAGGGGTACTAAACCACCTAGTTTAATCAGGCTTTTAAACTAGTTTAAACCAGTTAGTTTTTCTTACAAAAAGTTGTTTTCAAATTCTCCTAAAAAGTAACGGCTTTGTCCTGCATCTCCGCTTTTCAAAATCCATTTATTATCAATGAACTTCGTTAATAGTTTCTTTGCCATATTATCGCCTATATTTTCTTTAAATTGTTTTTCAAATTCAAGGCAAATCTGTTGCACCATTTCACCGTAACGGTATGATTTCACTTCGCCACTAACTTTACTAAATGCAGCCGTTAATATTTGGAATAATTGATAGTCTGGTTTATCCATCTTTGGTGCTTTTTTGCCAGTCATTTTAAAAATAGAAACATCCTCGTTTTGAATTTCTGGCATACCATCCTCAAGGATTGAAAACTGAAAAGCATCAGGCTTTCTATTTCTGGAAGCTAAAGATTGAACAATACGATTACAATCATTTTCTTTATCAATTGAAACCCCTATAACTATTTCGCTTTTATCTTGTAATTTCGTGCCTAAATGTCCTTTCATTTTAGTCTGAATATCATTCGGGTTTTGGTGGATTACGTTACAAATGTGGCAGTTGTTTTCAGTCGCCCAAATTCGCAAATTAGTTACAAGTTCATCGGCTTCTTTAAGATTGTTTGTATCAAGTGCCAAATCTGATATACCATCCAATACAACAAAATCGGGTTTGTTTAGATAAATTAAGTGCTTCACATATTCAAGCCTCGTTGGTGTAGAAACGGCATC